CATCCAGTCGTCGCGGTTCATGCCGACCATTTCCGATGTGCTGGAAAACCTGAAATCTCAGGATGGCAGGCCAAACGCCGAGGAAGCATGGTCAATCTGCGCGCCAAGTCTAAACAACGAGGGAGTGACTATCGTTTGGACGGATGAAATGGCATCTGCTTTCGGTGTTGCTCTCGGATTACAAAACGACCGCATAGCAGCGCGAATGGCGTTTAAAGAATCATACGAAAACCTTGTAAAAGATGCTCGGAGAAGCGGGAAGCCAGTCCGATGGACAGCCTCACTCGGTCACGATGTTGCCGGGAGAGAAGGCCCGCTGGTGAAGGCTAGGCAAGCAGGTTTGCTAACCAGCGCCCACGTTGCCGGATTGCTGCCCTATCGAAGTGCGCCGAGTCTTGAAATTAAAGCGTTGACAAATAAGGTTGCTATACCGACTGAATGGTTAATGAAATTACGCAAAATAGGAGCGCCAAAATGAACCAATGCGAACAGCTTTTAGAAGCGATGAAACGCGGCGAACAGTTGACGGTTGCTGAAGCAATGAGCCGGTATGGGGTCTTTGCGCTGAGTCAGAGATGTGGCCAGTTGATAAGGCAAGGGCATCCTGTAAAAGTCGAAATGATTAAAGTCCAATCTGGAAAACGAGTAGCTCAATACTCGATGTCGCCATGATCTGCCAAGTTTGCGAGGAACGCCGTAGCGCGTCTGCCAATAACGCGCAATGGCCTATCCTCAAAGCATGGTCAGAACAGCGCCAGTGGCCCATCAATGGAATCCTCAGCGATATTTCGGCGGAAGATTGGAAGCACATCCTTACCGCGGCCTTTGAAAACGATGTAAATCCGCGAATTGCGCCAGGTTTGAATGGTGGGATGGTGATGCTCGGTCGCAGAACCAGTAGGTATGGGAAAACTCGGTTCGGTGAATGGCTGGACTGGCTGAATGCCGAAAGCCATCACGCGGGAATTAAAGTACCGGCACCTGCGAGTTAACCTATTGTTATTACAATGCTTTTGCGTTGATTGATGATTCGGCATAGACATTCGGCATAGCTTTCAATTGGCATGCCGAATCATTTATTCAATCATGGAGGAATTTTGACAAAAGAAGAAAAGAAATGGGTGGCTGCGGTGGCTGATTTGGGCTGCATCGTTTGTTTGGATGAGCATGGATTCGTGCCTTGTCATGTGCATCATATTTTGGTCGCTGGCAAAAGATCAGGGCATCTTCACACAATCGGACTTTGCCCAATTCATCACGAATCTGGAATCCGAAACGCTATTGCGGTTTCTAGGCACCCGTTCAGACGCGAATTTGAGGCAAGATACGGGACAGAATGGGAATTGTTGTTAAAAACCAAGAGGTTAATATGCCCGCAGGTTTTCGAGGAAGTTACGCAGACCACGTAATTGAATTGGGGATTAAACGAGCATTGCGAAACAAAACGCAAAAGGAAAAGAAATGCGCCGAGCAGCAAAGATTGACGGGAACCACACCGAAATCGTTAAAGAATTCAGAGGCTATCCCGGTGTCACCGTCCTGTCCTTAGCCGCGATTGGAAAGGGCGTCCCTGATTTACTCGTGTCGTTTCGCGGAAAGACTTGGTTAGTCGAAATCAAAATGGGCAAAGGAAAGCAAAACGCCGAACAAATTAAGTTTGCAAATGAGTGGGCAGGATGTTGTGCTGTTGTACGTAATTCGGCAGACATTGACTGGGTTATTAAAGAAATGTCAAAGAATTGTTGATTTATCCTGATTTTTGCGCTTGCGCTCAAAATTATTGTGGACTAATATTAAATTGCGCGAGTCTCCTTGGGCAGCGCAATCCCGTTTGGTGGCGACTAAAGCGATGCGGGCGTTTGGTAAACAGTCGCCATCTTTTGAAAGGCAAAAATGACCGCAGCTTGGACACGCAAGGAAGGTAAAAATCCTGCCGGTGGACTGAATGCCAAGGGCAGGGCTTCGTATAAAGCGGAAACAGGCGGTACGCTGAAAGCTCCGGTTAAAGCTGGTGATAATCCCCGGCGAGCGTCGTTTTTGGCAAGGATGGGGAACATGCCGGGGCCGGAAAAGAAACCCAACGGAGAACCAACACGCTTACTGCTTAGTTTAAAAGCATGGGGAGCCAGCTCTAAAGCTGATGCTAAGTCAAAAGCTGCTGCGATTTCAAAGCGTAACAAGAAATAATGTTTCACGTGGAACAGTGCAAGTGAACATCGAACAGGTCAAGATTGACAAGCTGATTCCGTATGCGCGGAACAGCCGTACTCACTCAGACGCTCAAGTGGCTCAGATCGCCGCCAGTATCAAGGAATTCGGCTTTACCAATCCCGTACTGATTGACGAGACGGGCAGCATTATTGCAGGCCACGGCAGGGTAATGGCTGCGCGTAAGTTGGCAATCACTGACGTTCCCAGTATCCGGCTCACCCATCTAACCGAGGCGCAGAAGAAAGCCTACGTTATCGCAGACAACAAGCTGGCTCTGAACGCTGGTTGGGACGACGAGATGCTGGCGGTAGAACTTACCGACCTAAAGGACATGGGCTTCGACCTTGATCTGACGGGCTTTAGCACCGACGAGATCGAGGCTCTGTTGGCTCCGACAGGGACGGAGGGGCTGACAGACGAGGATGCGGTGCCGGCGGTGCCGGAAGCCCCTGTGACGGTTTTGGGGGATGTTTGGTTGTTGGGCAAGCATCGCGTGATGTGCGGCGACTCGACCAGCATTGATGCGGTTGAGAAGCTGATGGCGGGGGGGGGGCTGATATGCTGCTGACCGACCCTCCGTACAACGTTGAATACACCGGCAAGACAAAGGCCGCTCTCAAGATTAAGAACGACTCAATGGGCGACGATGACTTCCGGCAATTTCTGCGGGACGCGTTTGTTTCTGCTGACTCCGCAATGAAGTCTGGAGCAGTGTTCTATATCTGGCACGCCGACTCGGAAGGATATAATTTCCGGGGTGCAACCCATGATGCAGGCTGGAAGGTTCGCCAATGCTTGATCTGGAAGAAGCAGACGCTAGTGATGGGCCGGCAGGATTATCACTGGAAACACGAGCCTTGTCTTTACGGATGGAAGGAAGGCGCGGGACACCTTTGGGCCGCAGATCGTAAGCAAACAACCATCCTTGAGTTTGACCGTCCATCGCGCAGCGGTGAGCATCCAACCATGAAGCCGGTCGCGCTTTTTGAATACCAGATGCTTAACAACACCAAAGGCGGGGATATCGTGCTTGACCTGTTTGGCGGCTCCGGCACCACAATCATTGCAGCAGAGAAAAATGGGCGGTATGGTTACCTCATGGAACTTGACCCCAAATACTGTGATGTAATCGTACAAAGGTGGCAGGAATTCACAGGACAGACAGCAACGCTGGAATCAGATGGTAAGCCTTTCATTTCATTGAAGAAAGCCGCTTGATTTCGCTTCCTTAAAAAGAATGTCATTTATCAAACCTCACAGACCAACAGATAAAACAAGGCAACAGGCGCAGAGTGCTAGTGGACTCGGCTTGCCTCAAGATCAGATAGCTGCGTTGATTGGGATTGCTCCTGAGACGCTCCGCAAGCATTACGACTTAGAACTTGGACTGGGCAAGGCGCAAGCCTCGGCAGCGGTGGCTAAAACGCTGTTCAACAAGGCCACAGTGGGCCAGGACACCACCGCAATGATTTGGTGGACTAAAGCCCAGATGCGGTGGTCGGAGACCATGCGACAAGAGGTCACCGGCAGAGACGGTGGCGGGATCGTGATACAGATCAGCAATCAAGACACCGATCTTGTTTAACGCCACCGCAGCCCAAAGCAGGGCAACGGGGCTGATGACCGGCGATGCCAAGCACGTGATGCTGGTTGGTGGATCGAGGTCAGGCAAAACGTTTGTGGCACTCAGGGCGCTAATCATTCGCGCAACTTTGGCACCCAAGTCTCGGCACGTTGTGCTGCGGTTTCGGTTTAATCATGTGAAGTCGTCGGTAATTCTCGACACCTTCCCAAAGGTAATGAGCCTTTGCTTCCCGCAGCTTACTTACACTTTGGACAAAACTGATTGGTATGCAACCCTGCCAAACGGTAGCCAAATCTGGTTTGGCGGGCTGGATGACAAAGACCGGACTGAGAAGATTCTAGGGCAGGAATACGCAACCATCTTTTTCAACGAGTGCAGCCAGATACCCCTTTCAGCGCGC